ATTGCATAATCACCTGCTTGTCCTACTGAATTTTTAGGAAAGTTAGCAGAAATTTGATCTGCGTCTGTAATTACTGTAACTGGTTGATTTGTAAATGACTGACCACCTGTTGTTGTTGCTGGTGAACCATTCCATTCAAATACACCGTATTTTGAATTTACTGTATCAAACCAATGTGTGCCTGCTACTGGATCAGCCGCTGGTGCATTTGCACTTGCTTCTAATTGACCTAAGTCAACATTTGCTCTTACAACGAATGCTCTATTGGCAACACCTAAGAATGAATAAGCCGCTTGTAATCCATACTCGTTAGTTTCACCACCGTGGATTGGATTATTACTAGCATCAGTTTTGAATACTGGATCACCAAATGTTTCTGCTAATTCTCTTTGTGAAGACATCAAGAAAACTTTGCCGGCATTTGCCGCTGTTGTTCCTTGTGCTGTTCCTGTTCCAGAACTAGATGTTTTGTCTTGTGCTGTTGCTATGAATATACATGGAACCGTTCCTGGTTCTGCTGGTGTATAAAAACTTTCGTCAATTACGCTGACTTGTACTCCTGGTGAAACTAATCCTGCCATTTGCTTATCTCCTACTTAAAGTATTAAAAACTTTATTATTGTTTGTATTTATAACATTATGCCGAAATGCACCAAATTAAAAGGTATAAAAAAGGGGTTGGAAAGGGCAGGTAAATACGTGTATATGAGACCGTTATGTACCAAATGCAGTAAAAGACCAGCCGCAGTTAACTATAAAAAAGCAGGCAAAACATATTACAGGAAAAAATGCGAGTTGTGTTTGCGTTACGGTGGTCCAAGTGGATATATGCCTAAATGGCACGTTGCAGGCTATCGTTTGCAAAGGCAATGTGATAAATGTGGACACAAAAGTCAATATGATTCACACTTTAACGTGTTCCATATAGATGGCAATTTAGATAACTGTAAATTCAATAATCTAAAAACTGTGTGTGCTAATTGCCAAAGATCTTTGCACCTTGAAGGAATCCGTTGGAAACAAGGTGATCTTGTACCTGATTTTTAAGACTGTTAATTGTTGAATTATTTTCAAATTCTGCATTGAAATTTGTGTTTGCCCATGCCCATTCTGATGGGTGAACGTCTTTAGGTTTTTGTCCAATATCCTGATACATTCTGAACCACATTGGCAGTTGTCCTCGTTTTACCCACCAAACTTCACCACCTAATTCTTGAATCATATCTGCTTCATTTTCAAATCTCACATCTGGAATAACCCAATTAATATGTGGATTGTCTTGCAATTTCTTTTTGACTAAACTGACCCAGATGCCGTCATGAAATCCATCTCTCATGCATTCTGTTCCAAACTTTTGTAAAACTAGTCTTGGAGTGACTTCATGTTTTAATTCCATACTCCAGAAAGGATCCATTTGTTCACGCCATTTTCTGCTTTGTTCTGTTTTGCCATCCAGTAAGTCCCTATTCCAATCAAACATTGTAGCAACACTGTCTTTAAGTTTGTCTGCAAAAGACAATTTTACAAATGAATGATCCTTAACTAAATGATCTGCTATTGTGTCTTTGCCTGCTCCTATCAAGCCACATATTCCTATAATCATATTTCTAACTGTTTTGTTCCTGATCCAATTTTTCCCACAGGAAAACTATTAAAAGCCAAACTGATTCGTGCCACATCAGCAGGTTGAGGATATACTGTGTGTTCTAACCAGGACGGAAACATCAATACGTCTCCTGGCTTAGGCATAACACCATAGTAGTCTGTGTTGTATTCGTTTTTGTTGTTTTCTTCATACGTAAGTTGAACATTTTGATGTGCAATATTTGTGTACAAATAAGGTTTCTCAAATATTATAGGTGCACAATCTGGTGTTGTTTCTATGTAGTACACACCACTTATTACACTGTTAGGATGTGAATGCTTGTATATTTGTTCACCCTTGTTGTTCCTGTTAATCCAACTTGTTGTGATTCTAAACTCTTCTTTTATGCCCAGCACATCTTTTGTAAAATGTTTTAAAGTTTTTTGTATATTTGCTTTAAGAGATTTTAATTGTGGAGTACCCAATAAATGCATACCTCTATTTTCTGGTGGTAAGTGGTCATCTGAATGATCTGTACCAACACTTTGTGGTGGGAAATCTAATTCTCTTATCCAAGTTTTCTGCAATATATCCAATTCACCTATTGATGCTTTGTATAAAGGCACGGAGAATAATGGAATCATTTGATGTTGCATATCATACGATAATACAACAGAAATGCTAATATGTCAATATGGAATTAACCAATTAAGAATGAATAACCTTGACCACCTGCAGTTTGAGTTTTGACTTCTGCTTCTAATCTTTCCATTTCAGCCTGTGCTTCTTGTTTTAAGGTTTCACCATTTAGTGATGTACCACCTTGTGGCCCTGCTATTGTGTTGAATTTGCTTCTGGCTTCACCAAGCATGAACTTGCATTTTGCCAAAGTATAGTCTTTAATCCATTTTTTTGCCAAATAATCTTTGAATAATTCAGAATCTGGTCTGTGCATATACACCATCATTAAGACTTTTTCGTTTGCTCTTGGTCTTTGTAAGATAGTTAATTTTTTAGTTGTTGTGTTCCATTTAAATTCAATAAAAGAACCAAACATTCTTCCTACAAGTTCCTGATATTGTGAGAATAAATTGTATGTTGCCACTCCACCCATATTAGAACTGGCTAAAAGATATGTATTTGTGTATGCTAGATTGAATGGTTCAAAGATTGTTCCACCGTCACCACCACCTGATCTTGACCCAATTGTTCTTCTGAATATTTGTCTTACCTCAATAATCTCATTAGCCAAAATATAATCGTTTACATCATTTTCAAGTGGTAAAAATATGTAACTTTCTTCAACAGAATTGTCTGCTCTCTGTCTGAATCTGTCTAATGAGTCCTGTAATGCGGTCTCATAGTGTGAAGGATCCAGTTCTACATCCACCATTCCGCCACCTAGCGAATTGAATACGTAGTCGAATATCTCTTGTTTTTCTGTGGTTAAATTGCTCATTTATAATATCCTTACTGATATTTATCAGTAGTGACCATCCGATAAATATAACAGTATGCCTAGATTAAGTCTATATAAACCCGAAAAAGGTCATGATTACACGTTTTTAGATAAAACAGTAGTAGAAATGTTCACTGTTGGCGGTACTGATGTCTTTGTACACAAATACTTAGGACCTAAAAATCCAAGTGAAGAAGAGGCCACAGCGGCTGAACCTAGATATAATGCTGTAAAAGAAACTAATATTCAGGATATGCTGTTCTTAGAAAACAGGGATAGAAAATATGATCCTGACGTGTATAAACTTCGTGGCATTTATAATGTGGCAGATATAGACTTTGATATGAGTCAATTTGGACTTTTCTTAGCCAATGACACATTGTTTATGACAATACCTATCACTTCTAGTGTTAAAACTTTAGGCAGAAAAATCATGCCAGGTGATGTGTTTGAACTGCCACATCTTAAAGACGAGTATGCTTTGAACGATTTTCAAGTTGCACTAAAACGTTTTTATGTAGTTGAAGATATAAACAGGGCCGCAGAAGGTTTTTCGCAAACTTGGTATCCGCATTTATACAGAGTAAAATTAAAACAAATTTACGACTCTCAAGAATTTAAAGACATACTAGATTTACCTACAGAAGAAGGATCTTCACAAAAATTACGTGATGTGCTTTCAACATATGAACAAGAAATGCAAATTAACAATGCTGTTGTTCAACAAGCCGAAGCAGATTCTGGCAAGTCAGGATATGATATTGCACATTTTTATACACTTCAAGTTGACGATAAAGGTAAGCCTGAACTTGTTACTACTGATACAAGTAAATTAGACACATCAACACAAAACACATTGGCTGATAGAGTTAATCAGACACCAACTAAGACTGGTTATGATGGCTATCTATTAGGCGACGGACTTGCGCCTAATGGTGAAGTATTCGGCTTTGGTATTAGTTTTCCAACTGCTTCTGATAAGGGTGATTATTTTTTACGTACAGACTTTTTACCCAATAGATTATTTAGATATGATGGTGGGCGTTGGGTGAAAATGGAAGATAATATACGACACACATTATCACAAACAGATACAAGAGCAACACAAAAAGGTACATTTATTAATAACACAAAAACTAGAAATGTTGGTGGTGAAACTGTAAAAGAAAGACAAAGTTTATCAAAAGCATTGAGACCTAAGGCGGACGAATAATGAAATTAAGAGAACTATGGGGTATACCAATACCAGGCACGGAAAAAGCAGTCGGTCTTAAACTTGTTACAAAAAATTATATGGGCAAAAAAAGAACTTTTTACGAGCCTGTCGGAAACAAAATTAATGAAAAAAAGAAAAAAGGAGACTTGTACACTGACGATAATCCTAAAGATACAATTAAAAAGTTAGGTTACAAAGATGTATCAACAGCAAGAGCAAGTGTATCAAGAATTCGAAAGTCTGGCAGAAGTCATGCCCACAAAATACAAGCGGCAGTAAGTATGGAACAGAGAGCAAAAGCGGCTGGAAAAAGTAAAGAGGCCGCTGTGTTTAGAAGATACATAAATGCAAATAAAAAAGGTAAAAAATAATGCAACATTTTTACGATGGACAAATTAGAAGATATATCACACAGTTGATTCGTCTGTTGAGTAACTTTTCATACAAAGATGGTGATGGTGCTTTAAGACAAATACCAGTAATGTATGGAAATATCACAAGGCAAGTTTCTCATATCATAAGAGATAATTCTGAAAATAAATTACCTTCTATACCAAGGATGGCGGCTTATGTATCTAACTTAGAAATGGATAGAACAAGAATAGCAGATGCAAGTTTTGTAAGTAAATTACATATTCGTGAAAGAGCATTCGACAGCAATAATAAAGAATATCTAAACACTCAAGGAAAAAATGTAACAGTAGAACGTTTAATGCCTACACCATACACACTCACAATGAATGTTGATATGTGGACCAGTAATACAGAACAAAAATTACAAATAATGGAACAAATTATGATGTTGTTTAATCCTAGTCTTGAGATACAAACAACAGACAACTATGTAGATTGGACAAGTTTAAGTGTTGTTGAATTAACAAATATATCTTTTGCGGCTAATACTATTCCAACAGGTACAGAAACAGAAATTGACGTAGCATCAATGACTTTTCAAATGCCAATATACATCAGTCCGCCTACAAAGGTTAAAAAGTTAGGCGTAATCACTCATATCATTACAAGTATATTCAATGAAAGAACAGGTAATATTGATTTAAGTCAAACAATGCCAGAACTTATGGCGTATCAAGATGATTACGAAAAAAGTATTAAAGCAGATATTAGAACTAGCATTGATGGTTCTATTGATTCAAGTGTTGCAACAAGAAAAGATACAACTGCCGTGCAAGGAACAACAGGCACACAATTTGATGTGTACGTGTTGAACAGTGTTGTACAAATAATAGATAAAGGTGTAATAGGTGGACTAGTATGGGACGGATATTTAGATGTAATTCCAAATTTTAAAACTGGGTTAAGTCAAATATCTTTACACAGGAAAGGTATAGATGTTCCGGTGATTGGTACAGTAGCAGTAAACGAAACTAACCCTTTCCAACTTTTAGTTACATGGGACGAAGACACTATTCCAACTGATACAGTGATTGTTGGTCCTGTAGATACAAGAGGATCGGTAGACTTCATAGTTGATCCAACAACATACAATCCATCAAGTGTAAAACAAAATGGAAAAAGATTATTGTTGCTGAAAGATATAGGCAGTGCATCAAACGTAGATGGCGCAGATGCATGGAAAGGTATTAGTAATATTGATTTGGTAGCAGGTGCTAATGACATTGTTGAATGGAATGGTACTAATTGGGAAATTATTTTTGATGCAAGTGCAAATCCTGATTTAGGAGATAGCACATTCATACCTACTTTCATTACCAATTTAAAAACAGGTGTGCAGTACAAATGGAATGGTAGCGAATGGTTATTATCGTTCGAAGGTGAATATCGAAAAGGCACTTGGAAGATCTCCTAGTCACATAATTAATTACATGAGCAGTAAAATAACCGGGTGTGGAGCACTCTTCTACACTTTAGACACACAACGTTTCTTGTTGTTACATAGAACACAAAGTAAACAAAATCAAGTTTGGGGATTAGTTGGTGGGACAACTACCAATGAAAATTTATGGGAAGGTCTCCAAAGAGAAATAAAAGAAGAAATTGGTGAACAAAAAATAATCAAAAGAATACCAATGGAAACTTTTATTAGTAATGATGAAAACTTTTTGTATCATACATACATCTGCGTTGTTGAAAATGAATTCATTCCTAAACTGAATACAGAACATGATGGCTATGCTTGGGTAAGTTTTGGTCATTGGCCAAAACCTCTACATCAAGGATTACGCAAAACTATTCAAAATAAAATGAATCAAATGAAATTGGACACAGTGTTCAAAATGTTAAAATTAATGCAATGATTAAAATAATTGGTGATGTAATGCTGGACTCCTGGATTGAAGGAGATTGTGATAGAGTCAGTCCAGAAGCACCAGTCATTGTACTCAAAGAAAAAACAAAAGACTTCAACGTTGGAGGGGCAGGAAACCTCGCTTTAAACCTGTCAAACTTGGGCACAGACACGTGGCTATATGGTGCCGTGGGCAAAGACATTGCCGGGCACAAAATCATTGAAATTTTACTGCAAAATAACATATCGTCACGTGTCTGCCAAGATGCAGAAATTACCACAATTAAAACAAGAATGGTAGGCCAAAATGGTCAACATTTATTAAGAGTAGACAAAGAATTGCTTTATACCAAAAGCACAGTCGAAGACGAACTATTAAAAGATTTAGAACAAACTGATGTTGTTTTGGTAAGTGATTACGATAAAGGTGTTATCCAAAAAGACACTGTTCAGAAAATTTTAACAAAATGTAAAAATGTTTATGTGGATCCAAAACAAGGATTCAGCAAATATATTGGTGCATTTTTAGTAAAGCCAAACATGAAAGAATATGAGGCATGGTTTGGAAAGTTTAATATTTCAATTGCACAGGATAGATGTAAATCAAATTTATGGACTTGGTTAATTGTTACTGATGGTGCTAATGGAATTCATGTTGTTAGCAAAGATTCATATAAACATATTAAAGGTAATGCAATTGAAGTATCAGACGTCAGTGGTGCAGGTGATTCAGTACTTGCCATTATTGCTCATTATAGTCAATACAAAGATATTCCTAGTGCCTGCGAACTTGCGTATAAAGGTGCTCAAAAAATTGTGCAAAAAAGAGGTGTATCAATTATATCTAAAGCAGATGTTGAGGATAAAGTGGTATGGACAAATGGCGTATTTGATATATTACACAAAGGACATTTTGAACTGCTGAAATTTGCAAAACAGCAAGGTGACATTCTTATTGTTGGGATCAATTCTGACAATAGTG